GTTTTAGCTTACGGTCACAGAGACATTACCGACCAGGAACTTCAAGACATCTCCTGCGGATATGTATCGTGACGTGACTAGCGGTCCATAGACGAGCAGATTTCCACCCGTGGCCGCATCTCGAATCCCGGCCCAACCAATTGTTCCCCAATTCGTTCCAGCAACAGGGAAATCCAGTTCTCCGGTGTTAGAAACCACACCAGAAACAGGAGCGCCGAACGTAACTGGAACTCGAATGTAAGCTGTTCCGCCAGTGAAAGGTACTTCTGCGCCAACATCCGCAAAAGTCGGATTGGTCGTGTACAGAGCTAACCACCAGTTCGTCGGCGCAGTTGCATTAACCCCTCTCAAAAGAAGGTTCAGAACTGTGCTGGCAGAGTAGTTAGAGAGTGCCGACATTATGGAACCACCACGAACAACGAACCACGCATCGAAGCCGGTGAAGTGTAGTTGCCATTGTTGCTGTTTGTGAGGTTGTAGTAGTTGTGCGAGTCAACCACCGTTGTGATGTCTGCTGCATACGAATCAGTGGCAAGGAAGGCATCCCAAAGCTGTCCACGGATCTTTCCTTCGCTGTCGAGTGTGGGCGCACCCCAACAGACCAATGGCTCCATAATCAAGGCAGAGTCATCGTGCCAGCGGTAGCCTGAAACGAAATCAATTGCCGCCGACTGAACTGTGGCAAATGCCGGGAGTCCAGGATGCGGATAAGTGTCGTAAGTGAGGCCGTCGTATTCAACAGGCGTAGCATTCAAAAGTGTCCAACCGTTAGATGGGTTGGCATTCGCAAATCCACGGGAAGTCAGCGACGAGCGCCAACTGCCGGTCAGGTTCGATGCGTCCGTATCCGAATTTCCGTTTCCCAAAAGTACAGCGCAAGTTGTCAGTCCCATTTCGACCAAATTTGGAGGAAGGTACAATGCGCTGCCGATCACAAAATTTCTTGAAGACAACGAACCAGGAACCAGAGCGACGAACTGAAATTGATTGGCGATGATTCGGTAAGAGGTTGAAGTAGTCACGTACAGGAAGCAACTATCGACTTGGGCAATTGTCTGTGCGACGTTCATCATACGAATGCGAACACAATTGCCGCCACTGTCCCAAATACGGACTCTGATTTGATTATTTTGTGGTGTCAGGCCGCTCTGGTACGTATTGTCAGTCGAGCTTGTATGGTTCGCCACGGTCCAGCCAGCCCCGGTGAGCGCCGAATCAAATGCTGCACACAAATCTGCTTTGTCATTACAGACTGTCAAATTGTTGATCTTCGTTCCGCTTGCGTATTCAATTGCCATAAAGTTTCTCTCCGAACTTATTTATGTCGGAGAGATATTTGCGTAACTACCGAATCCAATCTTTTCATTCTCAACATTATTCTACAGAGTTTTTTCAACCGTTTTCTTTTTGCTGCTTTTTCTTTGCATGTTTGGCATTGCGATTGTGAATCCGCCAATGCCGGGTTTTTGCAACAACTGAGACACAAGTTGCTCATTCTTGCTTTGGTCTTGTATCGTTGTGAATATATTCTTTGTTTAGAGGCGCACTCTTGGCACAGCGACTTTTCACTGCTTTCACCGCAACGTCTACATGTCATTAGGTTGCCACCTTTACTCCAAATTCCGTCAGGTTCAAATCAATGAGTGCCCACGGCGCATTCGTCTGTGGGTTCTTTTCCCATATTTGACCGGCATACGTGTAACTAGAGAAGCAAGAGTGATAGTATGTATTTGGCTCTGAGCCTTCCAAATACGGCCCGATGTAATTCTGTGCCGCCGTTCTGAGAATCATAGCTACTTGCCGGTTTCCTACGTCGTCTTTCTTGTAAGCGATGTTTTCCTGTACTGCAAAGATTGTACCTGAGACCGTGAAGTTTCCAATCGAGTATAAGTCCTTCGCACCAACAGTACCGCTGTAGTTGTAATAACCATTGTCAGTGAACGAGACTGGAATGATGTTCACGTTGTTTGCGTTGACCAATCCTTGTGATCTTAGGAAGTCATCTTGGTATCCATCAGCATCCGGGACTTTCGTCTGGATACGGACTTCACCTAGATAGTCCACGCTGCCAATACCATCCGTGCAATCCACCACATAGAAGTCATCTACTGCCCACGATCCGGCCTGGACACCACCAGCATAGTTGTTGTACGAGCAGAACTGTAGACGGTTGATGTACGGGTTTCCAGATTGTTGTAAGTTGACACCAGTTACACTTCCGATACTGGAACCGTCAACCATCAGTTCTACACTTCCAGACGTTCCCATTGTGATCTTGCATTCTAGGTAATACCACAAAGTCAATGGCGGGGCAAATGCGGTAGTCAGAACAACCGTTGGGGTTGCTCCTTCGCCAGTGCCAAGTCGAACTTGAAGATACTGCGTTGATGTGTCGATCCACAAAGAACATTGGACTGTGTTAAGATCTTGGATTCTTACGAATGGATGGCTTGGAAATTCTGGCCCACCGAATGCTCCACTATAACTACCAACGTTCATCGCAAAACCAAATACAATGGTGTCCATATTACGAACAGTTCCATCTTGATATTTGAATGTTATGGTCGAGCCACCAGTGTCTCCGTTGCCGCCAGTACCCATGTACATTCCGCCGAATCTTCCCGTAGGACTATTTCCGCCGTCAGATCCTTGATCCCATTTACGGCCACCTGGACCACTGTTGTAGTAGTAATCGAAACCATCCATGAAAATGACGCTCATAGTTCTCCTTATGCCACGATCTTAATGCCAGCGGTAATCGCATTCACACTTGCATTCGTCCACGGAGCATTAGCCTGTGGTTCTACCTGCCAAAGTTTCTGTGCAATAGTGTAACTGCTCTGGCATGGGAAGAGTGATCCGGTATAGAACGACCCGCCGCTTTTGATTATTGGTGTGATTGTTCTGGTGCCAACGTCGTCTTTTCGTTCTGTTAGGTTCAACTGGACACCGTAAATTGTTCCGGTCAAGGCGATGCTTCCCATTATGTAGTCGTCAATACTACCAACGACACCCGAACGGACAAAGGTCGCATCGTCATCCGAAATTGTTTCGTCCACTGCTTGCCAATTGTTTGTTGCGCCGATGACAGAGAAGTTATTCGTCTCTCCATTAGCCGTTGGAAACTGTGTCTGAATCCGGCATTCTCCCAAGAAGTCGTTTTGTGGGGCCAAACCTGTGTCATCCAGCACATAGATGTCATCAAACTTGATCTGATACTGATTTTGACCTGTGCCGCCGTAACCCTCAAACGGCTGGAAGCGAACCATGTTGACAAAATTGTTTCCACTGTACTGTGTATTGAGCAGTGTCGATGTCAGGAACGTCTGTCCACTGAACTTGATAATCACATAGCCGGTGGATGAGTTGATGAAGCTCTTGATCTCAATATAATTCCAGGATACTGTTGTAAGTGTAGAGAACGTGAATGTGTACGAAGGCGTTGACGCCAGAATCGTGCCATTTCGAGTGACCTGGATCGCTCCGTCGCTGGTAAGACGAAAATCAAGCTGTGTGATCGGGCTGGTGCGACTAAGGGTAGCATCCTGCAATACGAGAATTGGGTTGGTCGAATCGCCGTACATTGCTGCGATGGCGAATCCAACTACCGTAGTCGAAGCACTCGGAATCAATTGGGCGAGATAACCATTTTCGTTGTTGAACACCCATCCAAGTCCACCAAAACGTCCAGGCGCAAGACTGTTTCCACCTTGGGCCAAAGTCCAGACACGTCCAGTTTGTGTCTGGTTGTAGTAGTCGAAGCCTGTCATGAATTGGATTGCCATAGTTCGTCCTTATTGCACCAATGCGAAGTCTCTGTTGATGTTGAATTTGATCGAAATCAGTTCTGCGTTGCCCACCATTGTGTCTCCCGCATCTCTAGCGAATTGGAAGAACAACTCATCGCCACCCAAAATTCCAGTCATCGGGATCGGCGTAATTCTTGTTTTTTGTGTCTCCATAGAAGTTGCTTCTACGACAGTCGATTGGACCTTCCAGCCGCTCCACGAAATATCCGGGCCGGTGCCAGCACGCAAAGACCCCACTTGAACCTTCCACGTGACATAGCCGGTAACCGCAGTACAGCGCCAATACACGTCGAGCGAAACCGTATCACCTTGCCAGTCATCCGGCAGGTAGAAGTGATCTTGAACCCAATAGTTGTTTCCGCTTTGGAATTGGGCCACAGCATAGACCAAACCAGATCCGCCATCGTAAATGATAGGATTTGGAGCATCAGTATTTCCAAAAGAGAAACCCAGGACAGCGTTCGTACCTTGAGCGATGGCTGCTTTGTAAATGATCGGGTAATTGATGTTGCCAGGACTGTCTGCAATGCTGGTGATTCGTCCTGTGCTGTCTACTGAGACAAGAATGTCAGTATTGAACCCACCATAGGTTCCCGATGTAACGCCATTGTGTTTCAGGTACAGATTCGAGAACAATCCTCCAATGTCAGGCCCACCAGCATAGTCATTCTGCATGACCACGTTTCCAAACTCAGCACCAAGACCGGCTTCAATCGCTTTGATCTCAGCAGCAATCTGGTTGTGATGATATGACAGAACGTATCCTTTTACGTCGGCGTTCTGACCGTGGCTGGTTGGAGATGTCAGGGCAAATCCACGGACGCACGATGTGAAATTGTTTCCAGAGAGGCTACCAACTAAGATGATTTCCGTATCAATCTGGACAAGACAAGGAACTTGAAACTTGGTTCCATCAGCTACAGTAATCAAAGTTTGTGAAGCGTCGATTGCGTTGGTAAGTGAACTCAAGGCCCGGTTCGTTGCGACCATCAGATTCAAGTCAGTCGCTACCGCAGCCGGAAATACTGGATTGTTTGGGTTAGGCATTAGTCTTCGTCCTCAGTGTCCGCACCTGTATTTAGTGCCCTTTTGTCCGGTTCGATGTCAATCGTTTTCAACACAGATGCAATCGACCCACTATTTTCTTTGGTGAATCTTAGAAGCTCTGCTGTATTGCCAACAAAGACGGCATTGTTCTGTGTGATCGTGTCGCCTCCACTGGCCGGGGAGACCGCAGAAATTTTTTCGATCTCTTTGCGAGTCTTGTGAAGATTGATGAGAGCCAACAAATTCTCACGTGCTTCCTTCTGCGCCATCGAAGCGGCTTCTACCGATCTGGCATCCTGCTTTTCCTTGGCGAAGAAATTGGCGCTGTCAACAAGTTCGCTTCCTTTCTCGATCAGATTGCGGACACCGCTTCTTACAATATCCCAATCGTCCTGCATGTCTTTGTCGGGGTTGCCGGAAGACACAACTTCGGCTGGCTTGGTTGGTACAAGCTCTTGCGACTCTGTGGCTGCTGCGAGTCCAAGTAATTCATCTAGTTTTTGGTTCACTGTCTGTGGCATCATTATAATGGTCGAATCAAAACGGTACATTCAACGGAACCAGCCGTCAGGTTATTCAGAGTCGTTCCTATCGCTGTAAAGTACGCCGCTACGTCATGCGGTCCATTGAAGTACAATCCTGTCGGTGGTGAATAGAAATCTGCATGATCTGCCAAGTTGTTCATTGGCGGTCCCGATGTCTCAATAGTTTGCGACGTTGGCAACTGTGTAAGTTCGTATGGCATACAGTAATATGTCAAATCTGTCAGAATGGTGTTTGGAACAAATGCGCCCAAAGAACAAGTCAAGCTGGTCAACGTCGAGCCAGCAAATTGGCTGACCACTCGAATGCTTGCGCCGCATACAACATAGTTCACAGGAAGGCCGACAACCAAAACACTGTACGTATACTGTGAAGACGAAAGCGCCGTATAAAGAATGGTCGTCTGGTATTCAATCACCGAACTATCAGGAATCGTTGGTAAGTGTGTAAGCATGTTTTCTCCTAGATAGCCATGTACTGAATCGTAATCTCAACCGCACCCGAAGTGACGTTTGAGTTGAAGTTCCATTCAGTCTCTAACTTCAGTATGTTTTGAGCAAGCTGATCGCTGTTGTCTCCCCAATCAAGAATGCAGAATCGAGCGATGATATCATGGGCGTCCAGTCGTGTAGGAACGCAATACGCCCCAATAGTCAAAGGACTTGAAATGGTTCCTGGCGGCAACGCATTTCGTGCATACGTTGCTGTACCAGGAGCAGAAGTCGTGAACCAAAGGAATGATCCGTACTGATAGGTGTCTCCCACTCCTGCTGGAATAGTCAAGTTGGCGATCCCATACGTAGAATTGATGCTGGTGCAAATAATATCTTCTGCTTGCTCCGGGAGCGGAAAGAGATCTTCTTCGCCCAAGACGACAAAGACACGATTTGGATACGATGATGTGACATCTACACCAGCACTGAAACTGGTGAGCGTCGAAATTTTTGTGCTCACGATGATGTGATTCGCTGGAAGGCCGAAGAGGAAAATGTCTTTGAACGAACTGTATTGAGTGAGCGAGACTGTGCTAGTGGTATCAATGTTCCACGGAGTTGTCGTCGTGAAGATCTGTGTGCTCCCTACATAATCGCTTACTGTGTTCGTAGAACCAGAACCCGTGCCGCTGACAACTCTAAGATCCAATCCGTTGTAAAAGTTGTCTGTGTTTGAAAGGCCAGGGACCGTGCTGACGAATTTGAAGCTATTGGTCGGGCCGACTTGATTGACAGTGCCGTATACTTCCACCATCGGACGGAACAACGCAATCACGCTGGTGGAATCTATCGTCCATGTGTTTTGGACAGTGAATGTACCGCCGCTACTGTAGCCGGTAACAAGGTTAGTCGTTCCTTTTCCAGTTCCGTCTTCTACGAAAGCGACACAGCCGGTGTAATAGTCTTGGTAGTACACCAGAGACATGGCATAACCGTTGAGTTGATTTTGACTGTTCTGGTACAGACCATTCGGCAACAAGGTGAAGGTGCTTGTGGTCGGCGCAGTCGATACGCCAGCGATGTAGCTATAAACGTATTCACGCTGGAGTTGAATCACACTACTTGTATCAATGACGAGTGGCGTCAAAAGAGTAACGGTTCCGTTGCTTCCATTGCTACTGACCACATAAGAAGATCCACCAGCGCCAGTTCCGCTTGTAACATTGACTGCACAGCCATTGTAGAAGTTGTTGACACTAGACAAAGCATGTGTGGTGACATCGTTGCTGTACAAGAACGTCCACACGCCGCCGCCTTCTGATGATATGAAGCCAGCGAAAGTAAGATCCGGTCTTGAAAGGTAAACTACAGTCGATGAACTATCAAGATTCCCTGGATAAATCGTAAACTGTTTGGTACTTCCATTGTACGATGTTACAAGGCTGGTCACATAGCCAGACATGAGATGGTTCTGAATGGCAACCGTCCAGCCAACATAGTAATTATCCGTGCTCGAAAGTGCGCTGTCATAAACTCCACCACCGCCGTTGAAAGTGAATGTGGTGGCAGTGTTCATCGTGATTGCCCCTTCATAGCTGAGATCTGGCCGACTGAACAAGAGAAAACTGGTGCTATCTGGTGCAGTACCCCACGCATCGTCAAATGTGAAGGTAGCAATTGGTCCACTTAAATTGAAACTGTGAACATGATTGGTCTGCCCGATTCCTGTTCCGCCGATTACAGAGACGGTGTACGTGGTTCCTAATCCCAAACCTTGACTGTTTGCAATTATGTCTGTTGCCACGAGGCTGAAGTTGTCGAACTGTGTCCACAGAACAGACGAATAATTTCCTGCCGTCGTCAGTTCAATTGTTCCGCCATCCATTTCATTGGTGATGCCAGAGAGACTGAACATATTGATCTGAGGCAGTACGGCACCCTCTACGCTCAAGGTCGGAGATGTGCTCAATAGCTGTGAGTAATCCACAACCGTCTTGTGCGTCCAAATATTTCCTGTAAGTGTCTGTAGCATCAATTCTCCTAAAGCGCCCGATACATGATGGTGAATACAATCTCACCAGCCGTCAAGGTAGCCAACTGTGCGCCCGTGCTCGTAAACGTCGCCTTTATATCCTGCGGATCGGTGCAGTTGTTTGGAATGGTAAACGGAGACCAGTACATCATATTCCTACCAGTCGCAGCACGAGTCAATGTGATGTAGTTGCCAGCCACGACATCGGTATTTGGATAGTTCGTAGTCAACGTGACTATTCCGCTCGATATCGCACTGCTTGCCACAATGAGTCCGGTGTTGACCGGGCCGAAATCTGTGGTAAACGTACAGCCAGCAAAATAATTGGCAGAGTAATTGGTACTGTCACCGATAGAAGACGGTACGATTTGAAGCGTGGTCGTCCCAGGTGAGAAACGGCTGGGCTGAGTGCTGATAGGTCCATAACCAGCGATGGGCGGCAAAGAAAGACATGAAAACGACGGCATCAAGAAGTTGGTAGACGTAATTGATCCATTCAATTGCGATGTAGATCCTACCATCGCCGTACATGCGCTTAATCCCGTGGCAGCGAACGAAGTCGTCAAATTTGCAACAATGCCAACAATTGCATGTTTTGCCGGAAGACCAAACAGAAAGATCGTCTGTGTGGTGTCAGCCGCCGTAAAAGCTACAGGCGCAGGAGGGGCTTGCCGCAGCACAACTGTGTGATGTAGTACTCCTGTCGGGATGCTTGTTGTTCGCCGTTGGATGTCCATTACGTTTAGCTCGTTTCCAATACCGATACTGAAAGTTCAATTGCCTGGAAGGTTCCACATTGCGCCATGATGGTGTCATTAGGCTCCAGGACTAACTTTCCAGTCAAGCAGCCAATCGACTGTTGGGCAGGAACCGGCACTTGATAGCAGAGGCGAGTGACGGCATTGCTGTTGGAATAGTCTGTCCACAGCACAGTAAGCACGTCAGCACGACTGGTTACATTGGTTGCCTGAATCAACAGGGCAACGGAAGCGGATACACTGCCATTCACGTTTGTGGTCGGGCATGTGTAGACCGTTGTTAAAGAGGTCGTACAGACCTGTTCTGCGTTTTTGAAGGTATTAGGCATTATTGTTTTTCTCCATCTTATCCAAGAGCCACAATCAGGGCTACTACGTCGCTGTTAATCTCATTACGAAACGCTTGAGAAATTGAAAAATCAGTTCGTGATGCTCCAGCGTTGTTCACCACTGTAAAGTCTGTACTGAAATTGGCCGTGTTTTGCGATGCCACCGGCACTGTGTTGGATAAAATGTTTTGGATGCCGCCATTGATCGACAAGTTATCCAACTTCGTCTTGTCTGTCGTGGACATGAAACCCGGCGTCAATTCCGTTGCTGCGGCGTGCGTGTGAACCTCATGGGCCAGCGGAATGCCGCCAACTGTAGATCCATCATGAACAACCACTGTCGGCTTCGTGATGTCGATCCAAATTTCTCCGGGCAGCGCCACGAGAGTTGACAAGCCTGTTGTGGTAGCTCGTCTCTTCTTGATTACAAGGTTGCTCATGTTAAGTGTTTCCTCTTGAACGTATTTATAGTAGAGTTTTTAGCCCATACGGGAGTTCTCTGCGAGTAAATCCCATCGACATCTCAAAGTTCGAGACGCCATTCTGTGTCTGCATTGTCGTTGTCTGGATATTAGTTATGCCATCTTGTGACTGCACTGTTGTTGTCTGAATATCGCTGACACCATTCAAATCTTGTACGGTTGTTATCTGAATCAATCCAGACCCTTCCTGCGCCTGTGCCGTTGTCGCCTGGATATCAGTAGCTCCAACCAAATCTTGCAGTGTCGTTACTCGAATTCTTGCCGTACCAATTACAACTTGTTCCTGCATCGTCACGATAAAGTTCGACTTACCAGACAAATTCTGAACTGTGGTCGCCTGAATTCTTGTCACTCCAGTCAATGTTTTTGTTGTCTGTTGTTCCCCGGCCACCCAAATGCTTGCGACACCTTTTTGAAAGGCCATGCTCAATTCGGTATTGGTGAGAACAGGATACTCTTGGAATCCAGGAACGAACTGAAGCGGATTTCTCACCCGTACTGTACCGGCGATGTAAACCGTGGTCGTATCATTGCTCGGATTTTGAATTCGTGCCGTACCAGACTGATACAGCGTTCTGTTGATGATGTACGCCGTTCCACGCTGTTCTTGTTGATTGGCAGTCTCGACAATGCTGTGAATGACTGTCAGGTTCTCAGGAGTAGACCCCGGCGCTGGAACGAACTGATCGTCTTGTATCACTCCTGGAATTGGCATGTTATTAGTTTCCCGATCCTACACCCGCACCGGCTGGCGGTGGGTCCAAATGCCACTTTACATTCGTCTGCAAATTGACATTTTGTAAGCTGACTGGCGGATACAGATAAGCCTTCACAGTGAACTGCAATGTCCAAATCACCGTTCTCCGCTGCTGAAATTGGCCGTCCCAGGTGTCTTCGCAACTGGTGCTGTTCAAAACTACCATCAAATCTTTTTCGATTCCCATTTCAGGAACGTCTTTTACCGGGATGCTGTAATCCGGCGTGAAGAAGGGAAGGATTTGCTCAATGATCTGCAAACCATCATCAATCGTCTTCGTCATCACGTTCACTTGAAAACCGATGTTATATGGCACCGGGTTGAACTGCTTGGCGAGTACCTTATTGCCATCAGTCAACACTTTTACGGTTCGACCCGTGCTGGTGAGCTTCCGTTCTGAATCGTAAGTGAAATTATTGATCTCGTAGCTCAGACGTGGAAGGACCATTTCAACTTGATCGTCCACACCCGGCGTCGGGTTCTGTAAGAGATTGGTCAACCACTTTTCGTGCGGCCCGAATTCACATGGCACTTGAATAGCTTGAACTGCATCGCCATTTTTGTTCGTTCTGACAATGTGAATGTCTGCGAAGATCGTGCCAAACGCTGCCACAACCTTGCGAATGCTTCCCCAATAAAACGGATTGTTCTGTAGCATTAGACTGGATCTCCGAAAATGTTCTTCTCTGTTGTGTCAAGAATCTGCTCACCTTCTTTCTTCAGTTCGTCATTCTGAGCGAGTGGATCATTTGCTGCGCTGTCCACATTCTCGAAGAACTGCTGTACTCTGTCGATTTCTGGTTTGCCGGTCTTGATTGTTTCATGGCTGTAGTCGTACTTCTGAACGTCTATGCGCCAGATGTAGCGGTAGCCCAATTGGTAAAACACGCTCTCATGCTCTGCAAAGTTGATTTGGAATAAATCATTCGAGAGAGGTAAATAGATCAGGTCTCCCGGCTTCGGTCTTACTTCCTTGGTCGATAGCTTTGTGATCGGCATGGCATTGTAGCCATCATATCGAATGGCTTCATTGAAACGCCGTCTTGATACCACGAAGTTAGCTTGTTCACGCATCTCAAGACCAAACTTAGAGATCAAATATCTGTCACCTTGCCAGCCTTGATCTGGGTTGTCAAAGTACATTTCGATAGGAAACACTTTCTCAAAAGAACTTAGTGGATCTTCACCGAAAACTGGATCAACTTTCACCAGCGTGCGGGGAACGTAAAAGACTTCCATACCGTTTATCCTTATACTTTCAATGATGAGATCTTCAACCAGCCGTTGTTCGCCCTTTGCACCAATTTGGTTGAAATATTGAGAAACAGTTCGTGCCATTAAATTGCCTCCCGGCGTGGACCTAATTTTTTACCTTGTTTGGATGCACGGATTTTGGCTTTGGTTGATTCTGAAAGTACTCGCCCCTGGCAATATGTATTTCCTAATTTTGCTTCGGCCTGTTTTCTTTTTGTTTCGTCAGTTATCAATCTACGCCGGTTCGCCTCTCCTATTTTTTTGCAAGTTTCTTCGTCATGTATTTTGCCTTGTCTAGCAAGCGACATTTTTTGACGAGTCTCTGTCGATGCGACTCTACCTAAAGATGAGCCAGCAATCGGACAAATATTAAATAGGTTATCTGTAGCATCCAACCAATGCTGCTCTGTAATGACTAAGTAATTGAGGTCTTCGACTTGTTCAACAACAGAAAATTCAAAATTTGAAGCACCATACTTATCCCACGCATGTTGAAGATGAATGTTGCCGTGCTGTTTTCGATTCAAAGCACGGCGATGCGTCCACCAGCGTTTAGAAAGATTTTTCGCTGATCCTATATACGATTTGCCATCCGACAGACAGAGTATTTTGTAGATTCCTGAAGTCACACTACTATTTAGCGCCTTGACGAATGAAAAATCTGTGATAGAATGAGATGAACATCGCCGGAACCTTTAGATATGCGCCAACTTGAATAGATATGCGCCAACTTGAACCAAACTCGTGGGTCTTTACAGATCCTCACTTTAACCACCACCGACTTGTCGAATGGGGAGATCGCCCGGAAGGGTTTGAAGCCCTGATTGACGCCAACTGGAAACTCCGTGTTGGTCAGACCGATGTCGTATACTGCCTTGGCGACGTATGCTTCAAGCAACAGGCCGAAGCACACGCCAAATACATTCAAGGCAATCCGGGGTACAAGATCCTCATCGTCGGCAACCACGACAAGCAAAAAGAGGCGTGGTATCTTTCGCATGGCTGGAACGAAGTCCATGAATCGCTCATGTTGTCGGCTACGGTGAACGGACGCCACACCCGGCTGCTGCTTTCGCATGTGCCGCAACCGGCTGATGGATCATGGGACATGAACCTTCACGGCCACTTCCACAACAACTTTCACCGGCTGCAAGAAGAGGAAATGAAGGCCATCTATACAAAGCGCCATCTGCTTTTGAGCCTGGAAGCGGTGAACTACGACTTTGTGAAGATGGACGACCTCATAAATGGCCGGGTCGAACAGCCGGGACTGCCGGTTTTGGCTGAATAATGCCGCCAAAATTGCCGCTTCATGTCCGCTTAAATGTCCGCTTCTCTGGCCGATCTTTCTCCCTTCCTTTCAATGGGATGGAGGGATTTCGGCCAGCCGGATGTCCGGTTCCATGTCCGGTTCCTTGCCGATCTTGCTGCCGATCTTCAAAATATTTTTCGTAACCCTCTTGACAGATCCGTCAAATGTGTGCGATGATGGGTTTGTCAGCAGGTAGCAAGAACAAACCAGCCGAC